TGATACTAAACAACGGACACAGCACAAAGTTTTTGACGGACTACCGCGACGGTAAGATACCTAAAGGCTTAAAACTAGGCTGCGCTTTAGATGAGAACTTCGTTTATAAGCACAACCAGTTAAACATATTTCTCGGACACGACAACGTAGGTAAGACGTATTTTCAACTATGGTACTTTCTAGCACTAGCGACTAATCACGACTTGAGCTTTTGTTTATTCTGCGACGAGAACAGCGCGGGTAAGATTATGCGCGACCTCGTGCAGATGTATTGCAATAAGCCCTTTATGGACTTAAGCCACAAAGAAATACGACGAGCTGAGATGAAGCTAGAAAATCACTTTAGTTTTATCGACAATACTAAACGATACGAGCCGAGGGAGGTAATAGACCTGTACTTAAACTCAGGAAGAGATACGCTACTAATAGACCCTTGGAACTCACTTAAGACCGATTTAACTTATTCTAGTAACTACGATGTATTGAACGAGCTAAAGATGGTAACTAAAGAGGGCAAGCACTCGGTATTTATTAACGCACACCCTACAAGCGCTAGCGGAAGGTTAGGAGCTGTTTACCCTAAAGACCATATGTGGCACGGGCAAGTACGAATACCTTTCAAGTCGGATATTGAAGGCGGTAAAGCGTTCGCAAATAAGGCAGACGACTTCGTAGTTATACACCGCCTAACTTCACACGCTGAGCTATGGAAGTTTACCATGATTGAAGTGGCAAAGATAAAAGACACGGACACGGGAGGTAAGCCGACGTTTCAAGACCAGCCGATAATGTTAGACTATAACTTTGGTTTAGGGTTAACGGTTAACGGGGTGGATGTAATTAAACGCCCTCAAGCTTTTCAGCAGAAGATAGTACCTAACGAGCCGAAGGAGGACTTAAACAAATTTAAAAACATTAACTTTGATATTGAAAACGGGTTAGATGAAGACCCGCATGAGATATGGAACACAATTAAAACGCCATGAGTTACGCAATAGATGTAGTATTAAGCAAAGGGGCTATAAGACTAGCAGCCGAGCAGTTAAAAGCAATTAACGAGAAAGTAAAGGAGAAACAACCTAGCCATGAATGGATAGAGACTAATAACAAATGTATTGAAGGGTTAACTGAGTTATATTATTTCCTCGTTTCTGTAGATAAGCAGTTAACTGAGACAAACAGGGAAAACTTTAACCAGTATAAGTTACTACTTGAAAAGGATAAGGAGATAGACGAACTTAAAAAACAACTAAACGAGGTAAAGGAGTTACTATGAAAAAACTAAAAGGAATAGACGGTAAACTAGATTTGCTATGGAGTGAACTAGTAAAATTACAAGCAAATGGAGTTTGTGAAGTATGCGGAGTTGAAAAGCCATTAAACAGCCATCACATTTTTTCACGTTCTAATCGCTCGGTAAGATGGGATGAGGGAAATGGAGTATGCTTATGCGTGTCACACCACACGTTTAATAGTAAATTCTCAGCGCATAAAACACCTACTGAGTTTACTTACTGGCTAGAGAAAGAATACGGTCGAGAGTTCTTAGAAGAATTGAGATACAAAGCAAATCAAACAAAGAAATGGACTAAGCACGAAAAGGAAGAGCTAGCAGAAATTTTAGCCGAGAAGATAAAAAAATATAAAAATCTAGTAAAAAACTTGCGTAACGATTCTAAATAACTATATTTGCATAAACAATTAAACTTTTAAACATGAAAAATTTATTTAAAGCAATTGCTGATTTTCAGCAAGAAGTACCAACGATTCACAAGGGGACAAAAGGCTACGGCTATTCTTACGCTGACCTCCCGACTATCTTTGAAAAGATTAACCCTTTACTAAAAAAGCATGGCTTAGGATTCATGCAGCACCTAGGAACTAAAGAAGGCGTTAACTACATTGAAACAATTATTTTTCATATTGACAGCGGGGAGAAAGTATCTAGCGAGGTTGCTATGCCTTACGTACAATTAAAAGGTATGAACGACTTTCAGTCTTTTGGCTCAGGAGTTACTTACTTTCGTCGTTACGCTTTGAGTTCAGCTTTAGGACTTGTAACAGATGTAGATAACGATGCGGCGGGCGAACAAGAAAAGAAAGTAGTTAAGAAAGCTAGTTTAACTTCTGCTCAGTTCAACAAGGCGGTTAAAGCTATTGCAGATGGAACTTATACAAAGGAGGAACTTATAGAAAAGTTCGAGTTAACAAGTGAACAAACTAAAAGCCTACAACAATGAACAGAGAAAATACTATTAATAAGCTCACTTTGTTAGAAACTGCAGACTACAGGAAAAGAGGCTTAGAGTTAACAGGAAAGTACACACACGAGCCAGCACGATTTAGAAGCCATTTAGCTGATATATTCGAAAAGCTGAGCGATGAGGATTTAACTAAACTATATAAACTAAAAACGCAAATATGAAACAGTACTATTGCCATGCTTCGGGGGTTGGTAAAATAATGGCTAACCCCCGCACAAAGTCGGAGTTCTTAAGTAAGACGGCTAAGACTGCTGTAGAAGAGCAATTTTTATACAACGAGTTCGGTATTAAAAAAGACTTCTCTAACCGATACACTGAAAGGGGTACTAACCAAGAGGACGAGAGTATATTATTCTTTTCAAAGGTTACAGGAAATTTCGGAGTTCAGAAAAACGAGGAACGCTTCAAAAACGATTACTTTGTAGGAACGCCCGATATTATTACTGAGGATTCTATTATAGATATTAAGACTAGCTGGGACGCTACTACGTTTCCTTGGTTCGATAGCGAGCTACCTAATAAAGATTATATGTACCAGCTTTTGGCATACATGGACTTAACAGGAAAGCTTAACGGCTACGTAGCTTATTGTTTAATTAATCATACTGAGGACGCTATACAGGACGAGATAAGAAGAGAAACGTGGAAACTAAAAGCTATCGACCCTACAGACGAGCAAGCCTTAGAGATAGAGCAAAAGGTTAGAGATAAAATGCAATACGATAGGATTCCTGAGAATTTACGTGTAAAGATATTCGAAGTTGAGTATGATGAAAACACGGTAAAAAAAATGAAAGAAAGAGTAGAAGAGTGTAGAGAGTATTATTCTATGCTTGAGAGTTCAATTAGTAAATTAACAAAATAAATATGGAAACAATTTTTGCAAAGGGTGTGCTATGAAAGATTTAGTAGATGAGTGGGTAATCGGTGAGGAGTATGAGTTTAGTGATGAGGGATGCGAACAGTGGAAAAGACTAAAGTTACTACACGTATTACCCGAAAGATTTGGTGGTAGGTTTTTAGTAGAATTAGACGACTACACTGCAAGTTGGCACTGCTACGACAGAATCCGTCACATACAAAACCGAGAAATACTAGACCAAATCGAGGTACTAAAGAAAGAGTTAAACAATTTAAAATCTAAAATAAAGTAAACATGAGTGAAACAATTTTTGCAGACGGTTTAATCGTTAAAAAGAATGAAAACGCACCCGACTTCGTGTTATGTAATTTAAGCGTAAAGGTCGAAGAGTTTGAGAAGTTTATGAAGGCTAACAATAAGAACGGCTGGGTTAACTTGAGTGTGTTAATGGGTAAAAGTGGCAAGCCTTATGCGAAGCTAGACACCTACGAGCCAAAAGAGGAAACAGTAGCACAAGCCGCACAGCACAGCGACGATTTACCTTTTTAATATGAAAAAAACAGAAGTACTTAAAAAGCTAGACGAGTTAGTCCCTCAGTTAAGAGATGAGGTTAAGTGGACTAAGATAGAAGCAACCGCTGCCGTAGTTCAAACGTATCGAAAATTTAGACACGTGGCAAAGCTTCAAGGCTTACATGAAAGCAATGTAAAAAGAAGATGCGAAAAGTTTATTCTGAGTTATGAGAAATAATGTTATCTTTGTCGTGTTTCATGGTTTAGTTTTAATGTTTAAGGGGAAGTGTAACGACTTCCCTTTTTTTATTTATATTTGTCAACATGGAAACAATTTACACCCAGCATAACAAATGGGTTAACATAGTTAAAAACTTGGGAGGAGGGGACTTTTCCGAGGACATAGTACAGGAGATGTACATTAAGCTTATGAATATCGAGCTTAAAAAACAAACTGCAGATACTTTCGTATATTATATATTACGGAACATGACTTACGACCTACACAGGAAGCAAAGTAAAGTATGTAAGATAGATTTAGAGGAGCTGCGTTATTTATTCGCGGAAGGTAGCGACAGAAAAGAGGAACTAGAAAAGATACACGAAAAAATAGAAGAAGAAGTAGAGAGCTGGCACTGGTACGATGAGATGTTATGGAAACTATACAAGGACGGTAGAAGCATGAGAGAACTAAGCAACGAAACAAAGATAAGTTTAAGTTCAATCTTTCACACTATTAAAACTTGTAAGGAGAGAATAAGCGAAGCAGTAGGAGAAGACTACGAAGACTACATAAACGAGGACTACGAAAAGATATGACAACAGGAAAAGCATTTAAGATAATAGACGACTTTATAGATAAGTACCCTGACTATGAAGAGATAATTTTAAGCAAGGACATCTACACTAGAATAGGACTTGACGAATACAAGGAACGCAAATTAATAACAAGCCCTTACATACCTAAGAGAAGTGTATACGGGGTTAAACTAGAAGACAATGGAGAAGAATAACGAATACTACGAGAACTTAGACAAAAGAACTAAGGAGTACAAAGAATGGAAAGAACGATTCAACGAGGCAAACGAGGAAACCTCCGAGGGCTTAGGTGACACTATAGAGAAAGTAACAGAAGCTACAGGAATAAAAAAGCTCGTTAAGTTTATAGCTGGTGACGATTGCGGATGTGACGACAGAAAGGCGAAACTCAATAAGATATTTCCTTATAATAAACCTGAGTGCTTAGAAGAGAATGAATACAACTATCTAGCAGACTTCTTTAGCAAGCCTAAGACAATGATTAAACCCGACGAACA